TCTTTGTCATCGGAGCTGATGTACACACCATCACCAGTGATGGTGGTGTTGGTCACAGCGTTCAGGTTATAAACCTTGAACGTCGTGTCCGCAGTCACGCGGTACATCATCGAGTTGGCGGCGTCAGTAGCCACGATGCCAGCGGTGGTCACCGAGGACCAGAAGGGCAGGTCGCCAGCGGTGGTGTCACTGGTACCCTGAGCAATACCAGCAGCACCAATGGTCAGGCTAGCGCTAGCGCAAGACAGGCCATTGGCCTGAGAGGCGGGAATACCGAAGGGAACACCAGAGTTGTCGGGACCCAGGAGCAGAACTTCAGTATCAGTGCCCAGCAGGTCAGCGGTTACAGGCGAGGCAGGGAAGCCAGCCAGACCACCAGCGGGATAGTCAGCAGCAACAGCAATCGAAGCGCCATAGATGTAGGCGGGACGAGCAGCGCTGGCTTGAACAACCAGCGAGGTGCGGTTGTCACGCACACGGTCATCAGGACGACGATCGGGCGAGGGGACGATCAGGTCGAAGCTCTTGTACGAAGCTTTGGTTGCGGCCAGGTTATCAACCTCGGCATAACCAATCAGTTCGAAAGCTTCAACACCGGGCCAACCATACACACCTTCGGTGTTGTACGAGGACAGGCGGTTGATTTGATTACCGGGCTGAAGAATAGCACCGGCTTCTTCTTTGTAAGCAGCCATTGTTAGTTACCTCCTTATCACTCAGCGATGGTGAAGGCAGCGGTCACGAAGTCCTTGTTCAGGTTCGCAAAACCGGCGTACAGCTGCCAAATCAGGATGATGAAGCGGCTGAAGTCGTCGTTATTGTTGATCAGAACTTGGGCGTTCGGACCACCGATACCCACGCCAACGGCCTGAGGACCGAAGAACAGCGCAGGAGGGGTGGTGTAGGAGCCGGAGCCAGCGCCACCGCCCAGGTCGACGGTGATGGACTTTTCGGCAAAGTTGGTGGACTCGAAGAACCGCACACCTTCAAACACAAAGCCGGAAGGCATGACGGGCTCACCAGCCACAAATTGGGCTTGGCCAAACTGACCGCCACCGTAGATGGAGGCGTTGGGAGCCATGGCACCCATCAGGGGGTTGGGCTGACCCATACCAGGGTAACGAGCCACTTCGCGGAAACCTTGGTCGGCACGCAGGTCCTTCATGAAGGAAGGATCGGCGATACAACGGTAGTAACCGTCAGCAAACACGGGCACGTTACGCTTACGGAGCTGCTTGACAACTTCAAGCAGGTCAGTTTTCACGTTGAACTTGAAGCGCTCGGAAGCGTATTCAGTCGCGGTGTAAGCGTTGAGCGAGGTCGAGGTAGCTTTGGTCTTGCCATTGGGGTAGTAGTAACCACCTTGGCTGTCAGACGAAGCACCGCGAGCTTCAGATTTCGAGAACTCGTCCAGGAAGACGCGATCACGCCAACGACGGTAGTCGTCGAGCAGGGTCAGCGAACCGATGGACTGGTGGAACATATTAAGGTTCCCGGTGTCCAGCAGCAGACGCTGAGCGGTCATCAGGGTCTCACGAGCAATCTTAAAAGTGCTCGGGAGGGTAGCGTTGTTCGGGTCAGCGGGGCCAGTGTACTCACGCAGAGACACAAGCACCTTGTCCTTCACGATCGAACGGCTGTTAGCGGTACCGATCGTTTGGTCTTGGGTGCGCTCACGCTGAGTTTTGGTCCCAGGGTTGCCCCAGAAACGATACCGGTCAAGTTGAACGGTTTGACCGGGCTGTTTGGTAAAATCGTGGACAACAACAGGCTCAGCTGCCATTTCCACAATATAAGCTGGATGGGGACGGTACAGCTCCGCACCCAGCAGCTTCGGGAAATCGTTATCAATAAACATGTTGGTTACTCAGCGTAGGGTTAGCTGATACCCGAGGAAAATCCTCTTCAATGGAATAAACATTCCACTAAAAAAATTATAGCAACAATTTATCAATCCGGATTAATAACTTTGACTATTCTTCCGGGTTTACCATGACGGGATAATTGTAACCAGGCAGCATATTACCTGCTGAGTACATCATTGGTGCCATGGAGCCCATCGCGTGGTAAGGATTCACAGTTGGAGGCTGCATGTCAGCAACAGGGGCCTGAATTTCAGGATCAATACCCATGCCAGCCAAAGCTTGCATTCCCATCATGGCTTCTGCTGCTTTGGATTCTTTCTTGCGAGATTCCGACTTTTTAACGGCTTTTTTAGCTTTAGATTTGTCCATTAGCGACCACCTTTTTTCTGGGGCATGGTAGGCATCATACCAACCGGAAGTTGACCAGTCATCTGCATGAATTGGTTATACATGCGTTGCTCGTTGGCAACGATGGCATCTTGCGTATACTCGGCAGAATCCAAGAATTGTGGCATCAGCATGCCGTTTCTAGGAAGCGGAGATCCAGGCAGATTTAATTTTAAATATGAGGCATCCAGGTCGCTGGGCATCCGAGGCTGAGGAGCATTTGGATTACCAACTTGAGGAGCTAATCCACGAGCACGAATCGCTGCGTATTCATCAATATTTCCAGCTTGTACTTGTTGAGCAAGATTACCAGCGCCAAAAGTAACCAACCCCGGTGACCCAATTGGTCCACCTGCCGTACCAATACTAGCTAAAAATTGCGCAGCCCTTTCGCCAGCACTGGCTTTCTTAGACTTCATGTTAACAAAAAGAAAAGGGGCAGCTATTGCTACCCCTTATTTTACTGTTACTTATTTTTCTAATAAATAGTGTTTACTCGTTTTCCTGATAAATGACATTTATCGTATTTCCGAGTATCACTCCATCACCAGCATCTTCTGGCGGAACACCTCAGGATTGGACTGAGCAGCGTTCAGGTAACGCCAAGCGTTAGCGGGATCGCGATCTGCCAGGCTTCCGAAGCTATTCCAGAAGTCCATGGGGTTACCCTGGGCCTGGGGCTGCGGGGGAGCAGGCATCTCAGGACGCTGAGGAGCAACCGGACGCTGGAACTGCTGACCAACGGCCTGCATTTGGGGAGCTTGTGCGTAACCAATCTCTTCATCAGGGATGGGATACGGACCGTTCTGACCGAAGAACTCGCAAGTATAATCAGCAAGAACGTCAGGATCAGTCAGGATGGTTTCGTAAGCACGATGCTCATTCGAAAGTTCCTGGAGCAGGTTGACAGCTTCGATCAGCTGCTGGTTGGTCTGGATCAGCGAATCCTCAAGCTGACAAGCGTAGTTATTGAGGATAGCAGGGACATCAGCACCGAAGTGGTTGATGACCTCAAGGCTTTCCGAGCTTACCCCGTTTGCCAGGAGCTGCTGCTGGCTGATTTCCTGCGAAGTTGGGGAAGAGACGTTGGAGTAGGCCTGGTTGTTGTTGATCCCAGGCATAGAGGTCGGCAGACCCGCGTTGCTGTACTGGAGAGCCTGTTGGGAAGCGTAATTCGCCGGGACGCCTGCTTGGCTCTCGATCGATTGTTGACCCTGGAACGGGAATTGGACGGGCGAACTCAGGAGCCCCACCACCCTGTTGAACGCCTCCTTGTACGGATTCTCCGCTTGTTGGGGCGCCTGGGGTGCTTGGGGGTAAGACGCTGTAGGGACTGATTGGTAGCTGGGGACCCCCATCTGGGCCTGCATTTGCGGGGCTGGGGCCACCGCTGGCTGGTACGGAGCCACCCACTGGGAGTTGGTCGCCACCACCGGAGCCTGGGCTGCCGTTTGAGCCATCGGAGCCGCGTAGCTGATCGGCTGGGTCGGGGATACTTGGGGTGCCGATTGGGTCGGCATTGCGGTATCGGCCTGCATAGGTTACCTCTTTTTGTAGGCTTTCGAGAGTTCGGTAAAGGAAGGGAGTAAGATCAAGTCTTGGATCCGCAGACATCGGTAAATTCGGTTGCTGCGGATGTGGTGTCCGCATTTCTAAATTGACAAGGTCAATAAATGCGGAGTAGGCCCTCTGTACTTCCCCCACCATTCGGAATGGAAATCCCGAGAGCATGCCCGCGATTTCGTCATCCGTTTTTGAAGGGAACAAATACTTCAGTGCTTCAATGCTATCAACCCCTAACTCTTGTAGATTTCGGGTAAAGATAGACTGGTTGAGTTTATCTTGAGCTGTGTCTTCATAAACAGGACCCATCCATCGCCAAGCAACAGTTCTGTCGCCGTCTGGAGCCAGGCCCAACACTCCGTCGGGAATTTCTTTTGTTTCAAGAGCAACATCGATTGCCTTTTGAAGTTTCTTCTCATAGGTTGCTTTTTGCTTTTCATATTTAGCAGTAGCAATTTCATCCGAGGGATCCTGAGGAGGAGCCGGATATTTGATTCCGGTGGCATAAGCCAAAGATTTACGGAAGATTTGTTCTTCCTGAAAAATCATTAACTCAAAGCACTTACAAACTCCGTAGGTGTAAAGCTGTAAGCACTTTTTCTTAGCCGTTGCACTTACGCGACCATAAGCCGATTTAATCTCTGTTGCCGTTACATTAGTAATACTGAGATCATCAATGCCACCAAGAGCAAGCCTAATTTCACTACGCAGCTGCTCCGCATAGCGAGCTTGATCAGTACTAACCGCATTCGGAGTAATAAAACCAACCCGATCCGTTGGTTCCAAATTGGCAATAACTCGAGGAACTCTCATGCCACTTCCTGGCTTGCCGATGTATCCAGGGGGTTGGCGGGTTACGTTATCCTGCTTATAGGTGGAGCTGGAAAGAAAGAATTCAGACTGGAAACCTGACTGACTAGAAATACTCGGCCGTTGTGCAACGTCAGTATCCCCGCTTTCAATGATGTCTTGCTTTGGACGAGATGAAAGCAGAGTTGGATTACCAAAAAATGAAAGGTTAGCGCGAATGTTTTTAACCATTTCATCATGGGCGATGATCTGGTTTGACATCCAATCAAATTCACCGGCACCATCAGTTCCGAAAGCATCAGGATTATTGAAAACTTCAACACAAGGAATAAATTCCATTGTATTGATAACAGTTTTCTTGTTGGTAACGCCAAACTCCATTTCGGGGGCGTCAAATCTAATTTCTTGCTCGCTATGATACTCTTCGATTTCAGTGGCGGTAATGCGCAACCGCATATATCGCTTGTCCGTATTCAATCCAACCCCCTGAAATCCACGGGTGGACTTAACCTTATACGGATAAATGATGATTACTTCTTCTAGATCACCTTCCGGAGAGTAGTAAGTTCGATAAGAATCTTTGTCGAACCAATACAGGCGATATGTTTTCTTGGTGGGGCGTATATAAAAAAGCCCTTTACCGTAACAAAGAAATCGATCCCAAATAGAATCCAGCCTGGCGTCAAGCTTGTTGAATTTTATGACTTGCTGGACAAAGTCAAACCGCTGCGTACCAAAATTATCTTGCTCTGGATAAAACTCAACACCCTGCCTGATGCCAAACATTCGCATCTGGCTGAGATGAGCATTGACCAGCATCGTGTCTGCCGGTCCACTACCGTCCCTAGTAATGACTGATTTGAGAATGTCGTCAAGGACAGTCTTATTGCCGTCGCTCATGGGATCTCAGGTCAGATTACTCTTCAATATCGTAGCCAGCAGCAATACGTTTTAGGGTAATCACGTCGTCTTCTACTTCCAATTCAAAACGTTCGTTGGGTTGAAGCGCCATGTCGTGACACAATTCGTCGGGAAGAGGGATTACGGCAGAACCGTACACATCCTGTTCAAGCTCGACGTTGAAATAGCTGGTGGACATCGTTTGGATTTTCTCAGTCTAGGTCCAAAATACTTTATACCACGTAATCCAGATTAAAACTCAAGCTGCAATTTTCCTCGGGTCATTAACCCATTGCACAGCCAAACTAATGCATCAACCGCGTCGTCGTGTGAACTCACTCCAAAATTAACGATTTCATCAGTCAAGTATCCAAAGCGACGAAACTTATTGAAAATAATTTTTCTTTGTTCAAACAAGCCCATGATTCCACGGAAACGAGCGACTTTGTCACCACGGAATCCTTTGATGGCATGCCAATTCAGGTTGTATAAACCATGGTCTCCAAGACAGATTCGTTTAAAGTCTGCTTCCAGAGAAGCCTGATAAGCGACAGCTTCAGACCAGATATCAATATTACTTCCGGTGGGGAAATATCTGCCATTATCCTTGTGAACAATGCCCCACTCTTCCATCATTTCCATAAGGACCTCCAACTTCTCAAGGTTACCCATAATCCGAATTCTCTTGCAATCAATAATTTGAATCTTGTCTCCCACTCGACCACCCATGACAAATACTGTGTAGTCGTTTTGTTCCCTGACGCCTGCCGAGAGATCAACACCAACACCAAGGGAATCGAACTGAGTTGCAATGGTTCCCTTAACAATTAAGTCTGGAGAAAGGGATAGCTCACTCGTTTGGACAATTTGATTTTGATACTGAAAACTAAAGGCAACAGGGGCTTGGCGACGGCGATCCCTAAGATAATCAAGGGACCACAATTCTGGCCAATACGACATTTCTTCCCCATCTTCACCAATAGTTATAGCAGACTGAACAATTTGGACCCAATCGTTCGGGGGAATAAAAGTACTGTTGTGAATATCATCATGACGGAATCTAGTTCCAAGGCAAATCGCACGACCACCTTCAAACATGGTAGGAACAATAACTGAATTCCAGTTATCTTCCATTGCAACCCGAATGTCCCTGTTTTTAATATCGTCAGCCGACTTAATGGCGTCATCAATGATACAAAGATGAGAACGTTTTGAAGTCACGGCGCCCTTCAAACCTGCACAACAAACTGTGAACTCTTCTTCACCAGTCGATTTAATGCCAGCGAACTTCCAATCGATGCTCCAGTATTCATTGGAGTTAATGCCCTTTGCAATTTTTACAGTAGGAAAAACTTCCCCATATGTCTTACTTTCCTCAATAATTCTTTTGATCGCTGCGCTCTTTGGACGAGCAACATCAACCGTGTAGGAAATGTAAAGGATTTTTAGAGGTTTCTTGGCTAGTGCGTGAATTCCGATTGCCCAGGCCGTAAATAAACCTAAAACCGTGGACTTGGCACTACCTCGTGGAGCAAGAATATCAATGTTTGGTCCAGCAATCCCAACCAGGCACTCACTGTCTTCACCAGTGCAAAGGTACTTATGCCACTCTTTGTGGTGCTCAGCAGGTGGTTTGTCTCCTACGGCCTCACAAAAATACCCAAAGTCGCTTCGAGCACGCTGAATATCAATGGCGCTCGTTTGCTTTACAACGCGCTTTTGTGCGGCTGCACGAGCAGTACGCCTGTAAACAGAATAAAGACTTGTACCTGCCATGGCCGTAGCATAGCGTGTTTAGCCTTAAGATTCCTCTGCCAAAATTTTGGTCCAGACTCCCATAGACGCCTCCTGAAGTGGCCCCTCAATTGGATCATCTCTGAAGATTGAAAGCATTTCCCGCAAAGCCCGATCGGCACCAGCAAGGATTAATCCTTGTTTATCCAAAAGAACTTTTTCATCGTTTAGCTGTTTAATCGAGCCGCGTAATTCTTTTTGAAGCATGGCGATCCTGGAAGTTCCCATGTCTTGCTTGACCATTCCCATGTCAATGGCATCCCGTAACTTGGCAATGTCCTGTTGCATGGAATCAATTTCATCCTCCAGCAAAGCATTGAAATTACGCTTCTTGAATTCTTTCTTAGACCATTCATCGCACTCCACGATGCTTCCTGTAAACCCGAGGAACCGGGCATACAGGTACATCTGGATTGGTGAGGTAGTGCGTTTACAAAAGGCAAGAAAGGATTCGCGGTCTTTATCGGTTAAAGACTGGATCCATTCCGTCATGCTCGGTACTGCTGTTGGGATTGCTCGTAGTCTCGGTTCTCTTTATAGCGCCGGAACATCTCAGATTGCAAGTCGGTAAGACGCTGCTCTTGACCTCTGGTTTCAGTTGTGAGGCGCTCTTGTTCGCCAAAGGTTTCCAGTCCCTTCCTGTACTGTTCACCAGAAGCTACCGTCCCAGCTCTTTCCTCAGTTCCACGGGCGGCAATATTCTGACGCTCTTCAGCACTTTGGGCTTGGAAACGACGAACATCTTGACCAGCAAAAAACTCTGCGTTGGTGCGATCCAGCTGAGCGCCTAGCTCCATGTTAAGCCTTTGCTGCGCACCGCTGACTTCGTTTAACGCAACCTGAGTCTGCAACGATTGGGTAGGCACCGGAGTTGGAGGCGCCGGGGGCGGTGGAGCTGGCGAATAAACGATAGTGGGGGGAGGTGGAGGTGAGCCGCCCATAGCTAAATCTTTTGTATCAGTTTAGTTTAACCGAATTGAATGTATTGACCAGCGAATCGACCCTGCGATTCCTTGGCAGCACGGAGTTGGTCTGCAGTTGCTTGTTGTAAGGCTGCTTCACCTGCCTGAGCGGATTGCATTTGTGCCTGCTTGGAAGCCATGATATTTTGTACATTTGATGGAAGTTGTTCCGCAAATGCACGATAAGCTTGGCTTGCTGCCAGACTACGAGCAGTTGCTTCCCTTCCTGCTTGACTAAGTAATGGATAAAGCTGATAAGCCTGGTTTAACTGCTGTTGAGAAGCGATGTTACTCATTGCCTCATATTCAGCAATCCTTTCAGGGCTCATAGCCCGAAACAAGTCCAAATAACTTTTTATTTTTGGATCAATATCTGGCAACGCAGAGCTTGTGGGCAATTCATCTTTTTTGTCACCGGCCGTGTAAACGGGATTTGCAAAATAATCCGCTAAATCAACTTGCTTACCGGTTTGAAAATCAATTCCCTTAAAAGAGGGAAATTTTGATTTTGAATCTGGTTTAAATTTTACACCAGAATAAGAGGGGATTTGGCTGATGGCAGGAAATCCTGTCATCGGTTGTCCCAGGGGACTACCAGTCCAGGAAATGTCCGCCATATTACTGATACTGATACTGGGAAGTTAGGGCGGCGCCAGCTTGGGAGGCTGCGTTAATGCCCATTTGTTGAGCAGCCCGTTGACTTTGCTCCAGTAAATTAGCAGCGGTGAGAATATTTTGACGGACTCCAGCTGCGGCTAATTGTCGTTGCATTTCAGTCTTGGACCGTGCTTCAGCCGCTTCAAATAAATACGGCATTGTCTTTTTCAAATTAGCCAGCTGTACATCACCCTCAAGCAAACCTAAAGTACGTGCGGCAGCAAAGCGGCCGGAAGGATCAACAACTTCTAAGGTACCGGCAGGACTAATCCCAACAGGAAGCCCGCCAGGAACAGCGGCTCCGGCATCAAATTGACCGGAAGGTTGCATAGCTGAAATCCCAAGACCAGAAGCAGCGCCTGCGGCAGTCCTTGCAGGCTGAGCAAGACCAGCCGCAAGGCCACCAGCCAAAGCAGGTGCGCCAAGTAAAACACCGGTTCCAGCCGCAAGGCCACCAGCCATACCGGGAAGAATACGGCCGGCCAAGCCAGGGCTAGACAGAATGCGGCCGCCAGTAGCTAATTGTGCGGCACCAGATGCAGCCAAATTACCCTGGAGAGTACCAGGGGCATTGGCTGCGACTTGACGTAGTCGTGCAGCCCCACCCATCAAACCTGCACCAGCTTGTTTGGATAACTCAGTGCCAGCAAATTTGGCCCCCAGAGCCGAACCAGCCATCCGCAGTCCACCAGGAACAGCTGCACCAAGACCAGCACCAAGGAGACCGGCACCTATGTCGCCACCACTGCGACTATATCCAGTTAGACCCCCGATTGCCGCACCGGCAACAGGCAAAAGAGCGGCAAGAGGTAACGCCATAATTAATCTTAATTCTTCTTAGTTGTTATTTTAAATGGAGTAATTCTTAATTAAAAAAGGCTTCCAACACCACCACCCAATTGACTGCCAATCCCGAATCCAGCAGGTCCTCCAATTAATGCACCGCCAATACCACCAACTAATGAACCAATGGTGCCACCGAATCCTTTCTTACCTTCAGCCCCCGGAATAAACATAGGTGCATGTTGCTGGGGGAAAACAACACCAAGGTTTTCAAGAACCTTACCTGTACCGCCTGACGCCACTCTTCCGCCAAAAGCACCTTGCTGAGAGCCCCCGCTAAATCCGGAAGACTCACCCATACGTCGATACTTTTCTGTGTCTTTTGCTTTATCAAATAATTTCTCAAACATTCCAGATTTATCAATATCAAATCCAGAACCCCAATCAATTCCCTTACTTCCACCCTTCCAGTCATAATCACCGCCCCAAGAGGGAGTATCTTTCGGTAGAGGATTTTCATACCCAGGAAGATTTCCATAACCTCCGCCATCGTATTTAAATCCACCTGGATTAAGAAAACTACTCATTTTAATTAACCGTAAATTTTTTGTGCAGTTCCAAGGATATCTTGGATTCCTGTGCCCATCCCAAAACTTGCCATCCCTAGAGAGGCAACCTGACGAGCCTGAATTAATTGCATTTGATGTTGAAAACGCTGTTGATCTAACAGAGCTTTTCCCATCTGTTCATTAGTTAATGGAGATACTCCTGGAATATATTGTTGAGTCGCGAAGGCAGGTTGTCTGGCTTGAACAATAGTTGGTTGAACTGGTAAGGAATAACCACTCTGCTGGCGGGCACTTAATAGAGCTCCAGCACCAGCAAGGCCACCTGCAAGTGCCAGGGGGGTTGCTGCGCCTACTAATTTAGATGTCGTTTCAGGAGGAAGACCTGCCATGGCGTATGCAATTTTTCCGCGAACCCCAGGAGCATCTACAGCATTTGGAGTCTTTAATAAATAATTAAGGGCGGATTGTTGGGCAGCTTTAGATATCGTTTCAGGAGGAAGACCTGCCATGGCGGATGCAATTTTTCCGCGAACCCCAGGAGCATCTACAGCATCTGGAATCTTTAATAAATAATTAAGGGCGGATTGTTGGGCAGCCCCGGCGGCAGCACCACCAGCAATTTTTAAAAAATCGCCTAATGCTTTGCCAGCAATCCTAGTTGCCATTCCCGCTGCCATTACACTTTTACTCCGTTTTGTCCTGGAAATTGGTTAACAGTATTTGGATCTCTTTCGTTAGATCCTTCAGTTGCTTGTTGTGTAACTAGTCTAGCAAGGTTTTCCGGCTTTACAGCTTTATCTGCTTCAATTAACCCCCTTGTTACTCCCATTGAGTATTCTT